AGTCCGGTCTTATTTTTGCTCCACGCTCGTAATCGGCAGTTCCAGCCGATCGGTCTTAAAAAAACCAATAATGTTGTTTGTTGTTTTCGCATTGGCACATCCTGTTTTTCAAGGGGAGGCATAGCGGCATCGTACAAGACGATGTTAAAATTAAGTCATTAATGCTTGGTTTTCGCTGACTACTTTTATGATTTTACCTGGATCAAGTTTTTGATCCAGAACCATATATCATCACGTCAAAGAACTTTAAACTATTTCTAGTTAAATGTATATATTAAATAATTTGAGTCATTTTTTGTCAAATTCATCAACTAAACTAAAGATTTAGTGGTTTTCTTTGACAGGTAATTATAAAAAAATAAAGAAAAATAGAAATGAATAAAGATTCAAAAATTTTTGTAGCTGGTCATAGTGGTATGGTTGGCTCGGCAATTCTAAGAAAGTTAAAAAAAGAAGGATATGAAAACATAATAACTCGCACACATGAAGAGCTGGATTTGTCAAATCAAAATGCGACTCTGGAATTTTTTATGAAAAATAGACCTGAATATGTTTTTGTTGCGGCAGCCAAGGTCGGTGGTATATATGCCAATAACACATATAGAGCAGAGTTCATATATAATAATTTAATCATAGAATGCAATGTTATACATTCAGCTTATTTGAGCGGTGTTAAGAAAATACTCTATTTAGGTAGTAGCTGCATTTATCCTCGTGAATGTCCTCAACCAATAAAAGAAGAATATTTATTAACTAGCGAGCTAGAAAAAACAAATGAGCCATATGCTGTTGCGAAAATAGCTGGTATAAAATTATGTGAAAGTTATTATAAACAATATGGTTGTGATTATATTTCTGTGATGCCAACCAACCTCTTCGGAAATAACGATAATTACAATCTGGAAACATCTCACGTGCTGCCAGCGATGATAAGAAAAATTCATCTAGCAAAACTATATCACAACAATGATTGTGAGAATTTAATGAAAGATTTGAAAATGAAAAAGGAAGATGTAGTAGAATTTCTTAACAAACATGGTATATTTGAAGATGGAAAAGACACTTATTTAAAATTGTGGGGAAGCGGCTCACCATATAGAGAATTTATGCATGTCGATGACGCGGCCGATGCCTGCCTTTTTGTTATGAATGATGTTAATAGTAAAGACATATATGATAGTGGAATATCGCAAATAAATATAGGAACTGGCAAAGACCAGACATTAGAGGAAATAGCTTATATTATTAAAGATATTGTTGGTTATGAAGGAAAAATAGTATGGGACACAACAAAACCAGATGGAACACCAAAGAAACAACTTGATGTCAGTTTGATTAATTCTTTGGGGTGGAGATATAAGATACCACTGGAAGATGGCATAGAAATGACGTATAAAAATTATTTGGAAACTTACGCTAAAAAATGAAAATTTTTAAGAAAATAAAAAGTTGGCTCAGCCTCCCAAAGAAATATAAGAAAAAAGAAAATTTGGATGAAACCAATCCGAATATAAATCCTTTTTCTTATAAAGGCACTATGTTTTTTGAGAAACAGAGTAAAAAATTAATTAGATGAATAAAAAATTGAAATAAAATATTTTACAATATTTTAAAATAATAAGTATTGTTTATGTGAAGAATCTCATAATTTTTAAAAGAATCTTCAATTGATTTTTTATAGAAATTTATCTTCTTTTTATTTTCTGTTTCATCTATTATTAGAACAACCGGTTTACTCATTTTTTCTATTTCTTTAGATAGAATATATGATATAGCATTGAATATCTTTATAATATCTCCTTTATTTGTTTCTCTTTCGAAAATGTTTCTTAACTCTGAAAATCGAACATCATTATTTCGTATAAATCTATCCAAATAGATGATATATTTTCTATATTGCTCTTCTGTCGTAAATGCCACATTATACATTTTATAATTTTTTAACTCTGGGACATTATCAAAAATTGTCTCTAATAAAAGAACATAATCTGTGTTATTAATGGTAAAATGATATTCGAAATCAGTCAAATTTTTATATCTTGGCGATTCTATAGGATTAACAAAATAAGAAATATATTTTGGATTAAATTTTATCTCATTCACTAGATTTTCAAATTCGCTATATCTCGGTATTGAATGTTTGAATTTTCCATCTGGATGATAATTAATAGCGTCGCCTAACTCCTTAACTATTTCGTCATAAGTTTTGCGTTCTTTTATTAACTGACGATATTTATCATTCACTTCTTTTGTCCAAAATTGATTAAATTTCATAATCTTATATATTCAAAAATTTAAATATAGTTTTTTATATATATTTTCATATATGAATAAACTAGATAGAATTTATGTGAATCTTCGCCAAACATCTTTATATCTTTTCGAGATTCTATTAATACATCATTAATAAATCCAAAGAATTCTTTTGGCGCTCCAACATTAAATTTTTCTTTACATTTGTTTCAAAATCAGTCATTTAAAATTAAAAAACAGGCACTTCTATCTCAGGTCCTATTCTTTCAATTTCATCCATATATATACCATTACTTGAAGAATCTCCCATACCGCCAGGTAAGAAGCATTCGTCACCTTCCTCATACGAGGAAAATGAATCTGGTCCTTCATAATAACAAGGTGTTGGTCTATCATATCCTTTAATTAAAATCCAATACCATCCACTTTTTTGTGGTATTTTTTTGTCGTTTTTAAATTTTTTAATTTTCATATCGTTTTAATTTAATCATTTATTTAAATTTTTCTTTACATTCGTCTATTATTTCTATAATCTTCATATCTTTATATTTTTCCATTATTTCTATTATATCATCACAATAAACATATATAACTGATTGTTTAAATTTTTCATTGTTTTCTAAATAAGAATTCAAAAATTCTTTAGCGTCCATTTATTTTTTTTTAATTTTTTAATTTATATGAAAAAAAAATAAGAGTTTTGTTTTATTTTATGTGACGAAAAAAATAATAAGAATTGACTTAAATATTTTTATATATACAATAAAAAACATTAGATGGTTCATTTTATTTAGCTAAAATAAATATCCTAGATATGAATTTACAAATAAATCGATTCAAATAATGAATATGTTTAGTGATTGCTTAAAATATTATAATATTGAACATAAAATTAGAACAAGAAAAAATGGTGTTATGGACATATTCATCCAATCAAGAAAAAAGGTAAATTTTTTATATTCAATTTTGAATGAAAAATATAAAATGAAAAGATGGAAATTTTGTGCCGAAGACGGGAGTCGAACCCGTATGCTCACCTGAGCACGGCTTTTTAAGAGCCGCATGTATACCACAAATTCCATCACTTCGGCATTTAATTTTTTTCAAAGAACTTCTTTTATATAATAGAAAATATTAATAGTTTATATATTTTTGAAATAACGACATAATTTAAAGACATCTCCTTCTTTAAAATCATATCTTTTTCTTGTATCACAAGCAACATCCCCAACCATACCATAATATCCAAAACATTTTTCTATTTCATGTTTAGAAAGCGAGCAATTGTCGTTTATGCCGTTCAATCTTTCATCCAATGTGTGTTTTTTATTATCCATTTTTAATTGTTTTATTATTTTTCATTTGTGCCCTTGATAGGATTCGAACCTACATATTCTTGCGAACGCGACATCCTAAGTGTCGTATGTCTCCCAGTTTCATCACAAGGGCGATTTTTGTGCCGAAAAAAGGACTCGAACCTTCATGCCCTTCAAGAGCGCATCATTTTGAGTGATGTTTGTCTACCAATTCCAACATTTCGGCTTATTTTTTATTCATTTTTAATTTTTTTATAACAGAATAAATAGTATTACTATTTATCTTTAACATTCTTGATATTTCAATAGATTTTAATCCTTTATTATATAAATCCTTTACCGCTTCGTAATCAATTCTATATTCCTTATTTATATTTAACTCTTTAATTATTTCTGATATTGTGCTTTTTGAACAATTAAAAAATGTAGATATTTCTTTTTGATTCATACCATTTTCATACATTTTTTTGACTTCGTTTCTATTAATTTTTTGAGATAATCTTTTTAAATTATTGGATTTCAAAATTATTTCTTCTTTATTTTTTTCAAAAAAATCTAAATCGGAATGTTCTTCAGTATGGCAATTGTTACATAATATTATACATTTATCTAGCTCTTCCATTATATAGTCTTTAATTATATCTGTATTTGAATTTCTACATCCACCTATTCCTTTAATTTTATCTCTAATATGATGAAATGATAAAGAATCATTAGATTTATTATAACCACATTTTTCACAAGATTGACTATTTTTATATTTTAAAAATAATTTTTTAGATTCTTTATAAATAGTTTCTTCTTTTGAAGAATGAATCTCACTATGGAATGATTCGATGTGTCCTAGGTGGTATTCGAAACCACACCTGTATACCCCCTCAAGATATCGCCTCTACCAATTGGGCTACTAGGACTTTGCCGAAATAAGATAAGTTTACTATCGCAAATTTTCTTTTCTGAGCATTTGATTCATTTCACCATCCGGTATTAAAATATTTCAAAGAACAAATAAAAAACCCAGTCTTTTTTGAGACCGGGTTTTTCGAAAAATATAAAATAAACACGTTATTTCATTAAGCATAAAAACCTGGTCCCATAGTTTCCTAACAATAGGCCTAAAACAGACAGGAGAAGGATATTTACGTTAATGTTTTTCATTGTTTATTTATATATTGTATAATAAATATGGTTTTTTTCCATTTTTAGTTTCAATTATACGACAAAATTATAAAAAAGTTTTAAATAAAAAAAATATTTTAATCATATTTAGCGATTATTTTATTAAATGATGGCGCCAAATATCCAAATTATTCAACGATTTTTATAAAAAGTGTGTCCTTATCATTTTTTATTTTAAATGGTAAAGTTTCATTATTATAATTAAGAAAATTAGATTTTTTTGAAAATCTAAAATTCTGTTTGGTTTTAGAATAATCTCCGTTTTTTTCAAAAATCGATTTTCCATTTGTGGCAAAATACATCTTTTTATCAAAAAAATCCATGAATTGATAAAAAGTCAATCCTGTACCAATGAAAGGCACATCAATTAATTCGTAAATTCTACCATTCGTTACACATCTATAAAATTCTTTCATATCTTTTTTTATTATCTTAACAAAAAATTACAAAAAAGTTTTAAATTTTAATCATATTTAGCGATTATATCCATCTTCAAGTTTATTCGCATAGGTCCTTTTCAGATATTGTTTTCACAGCTATTGTATTATGTTCATTATCAAAAAGTTCGACTTCGAACACACCATTACCATGATCGAAAACAATAGTGCCTTTCGTGCCACATTTTATTTCATCAACATCATTTTTCAAAACTATAGTATCAAGCTCTTTCATATCATTTTAAAACTTTTTTTTTCATTTACAGGCCACAAATATTTTCCATCATTAAATCCTTTATCATTAAAAAATATTGACGAGTAAAAATCTTCATTTTTTTCTATTAATCTTGCTCGCATTGCTCTGTGGAAATCTTCATTACCTAACCACCAAGGCATTACTATTTCTCCTTGTATATCGATTAGTTTCATATTATTTTTATATCCACGATTTATCCACTCTTTAACCATATGATTATAATAATCTTTGAGCGCGTTCTCATAACCAATCCACATAAGCACGGCTGGATGGTTTTTCCAACCGCTTCCATTTTTTATCGTGTTGAGAATTTGATATGCTTCAACTCTTTGCTTGCCGAGTCTTCGATAATCTAAAGCCATTGCTGATTGTTTAAAATCTGGATATGGGAGAAATGTTTGCATGAAAATATTTTAAAAATATCCTAACCATTCTTCAAATGATGGTATTCTAGGTAAAGGATGCATATAGTGGATGTATCCATCAAAATCTAAAGCTCCTTCTCCGAATTTTATTTCAACTTCATCAAAACTCATACACCTTCATTTGTTAAGCAAATTTAAAAAGATTTTTTTAATAAAAAAAATAATATATATGAAATATGAAAAATATAAAATTATACGAACAATTGTTCATTCATCATTTTTAAATGTTTCATTGTCTTTTTTTTATTTTTTTTTTGAAAATATACTATTATATATTGATTTTTTTATATTGATTTTTTTATAAACATTTTTTTATTAATTTTATATATCTTTTAAAAATTATTATCTATATGGGTTATAAATATATCAAAAATAAACTGCCTTTATCCGGATTTTATATTTCTTTCTTTGGCAGCACAATGAACGAGCGTAAAGGTATATACGGAATATCACATCTTATGGAGCATTTACTTTGTAAAGGGCTGGATCCTTATATGAATTCTTTAGAGCAAGACGGAATAAGTTGGAACGCATACACAAGCAGTCGTGAGATACTTTTTTATATGACAGGTCTCGAAAAAAATGTTAAAAAATGGAGAAAATTGTTTTATGAAAAAATATCCAATTTTGGTGTGACAGAAGAACAATTCTTGAATGAGAAAAAAATAGTCATTGAAGAATATAAAGATTCTTTTAATGATCAGGTGGCTTGGCACTTTGATAATCTTTTTAGAAAACTCTATAATAAATATGATTCCATCGGTCTATTGGAAGATTTGGAAAACTTAACATTTGAAGATTGTAAAAATTTCTTCGAGTTACAATACTCGAAACCAAATTATATTGTAGATATTTCAAAAAGAAAGGATGAAGATCTAAGTAAATATTTTGAAAGTTTAGAATATAGCAACAATATGTATGAAAATGAAATTGTTGAGTTTAAACTCAATGAAGATTTTATATACCAAAAAGGAAATGATTATAAAGATAAATCATCGATTTTGATTTTATTGAAAAATGTTATAGATGGAGACAATGCTTATGTAGATTTTATATCACATATGTTGAGCGGTGGATTGAAATCTCCTCTTTATCAAGAAGTTAGAGAAAAAAGAGGACTTGTTTATTATATATGGTCTTATCAGAAAGACATAACAAACAGATCTAGCGTTGCTTTGATTCAAACAGAAACATCAAAAGAAAACTCAAAAGAAGTTGTGGATGTTATATTGAGCATAATAAACAATCCTAAAAGATATATGACAAAGAAAAGATTTAACATTGTCAAAAAATATTATAAAATTTATTATGAAAAAGAAAATATTATGTTGCACAATAACGGGCATAAATTTGTGACACCAGAAAATTTTTTGTTAGAGAAGATTTTAAAGGATATAACTTATGAAAAAGTTATGGAAGTGTATAATAAATATTTTAAAGATTTTTATGTATCAATAGATTCTGAGGAATTTAAAAATGAACTACTACGACACTAAAGATGTCGTAGTTTCGTTAAAAAGATTATACTTTTTAATAACACTTGAGAAATCAAGAGGCTCGTTCATAGAAGCAAAATGATTTTCAAATTTTGGCGATACTAAAACGAAAACAAAAACAAAAAAAAAATTATAATACCATCTATTGATGAGTGGTTAAAAAATATTGAATAAAATGAGAATTTTAGATCGTCAAAATATGACAAGACTTATGAAAGAAGTCTGTGATAAACTGGATAAAAATGAAATAAAAAACGAAATACCATTTGTTTATAAAAACAAGAATGAGTTTGATCATATCAAAATGTTGGTGCCATTAAATATAGATGCTTCCGTGCTCGGCGGAATTTTAGATAGCACTGAATATCAAGATAGTAGTAAATTCATAGATTTTTATTATAAGGGGTTTCGTTTTATCTTCATTCGAACAGATGAAGATGAATTTTTTCAATCTTTCTTTTATTATAGTTGGGATATTCTATCAACTCTTATGAATGTTATTCTAAATCAATTTGGTATGAATTTAACTCCATCTGGACTTCGCTTTGTAGCAGAAGGAAAAAACATATTTTTGACAAATAATATGAAATATGTCATAGAATTTTTAGATATGAATTTTGATATTTATAAAAAAGGTTTTTATGATTTTTATAGCGAAGTTTCTTATATAATAACATCTCCATATTATGATAATAAAATATTTCAAGATTATGAAATAAACAGCGATAACTTTCTTTATTTTGATATTAAACCACAACTCGATGAAGCCAAAAAAATATTATATCCGTTCAAGGCTTCTTATAATTTTAGTGAAATGGATGATTTTCTAATGAAAGTTGATTTGATGTTTGAAGGATCAAATTTTCTTTTGAATATGATGAAAGAAATGAAATAATAATTTTTCTATTTTCAAAAAAGAATATATAGAAAAAGTGAAATATGCTTTTTTTATATGAAACAATTTAAAATTAACGAGGGAATAGAAAAAACTGGAAAATTTATCAAAAAAGATTTTTTTGAATTTGGTGATATTGTTAAGCATAAAGAATATCCAGAATATGGTTTTGGTACTGTAATAAACAATGATGTTATTGTAAGAATAAAATTTGATAATAAAGATGAAGCATGGACCACTAGTCAAGGTTATGCTCATCTTTATTTATTTTTAAAAAGAGATGACAAGAAGGATGCTGAATTTGTTCCTATTGTATATTTTGTAAAGAATAAACTAGAGTTTTATCATCTTATGAAATATCTTGATGCCAGAGGATATAGATGCACTATTGGAAAACTGACATCGTTGATTTATGATCCAGATTATCAAGTTGTTCATATAAGAAAACCGTTTTTTGTAGCATTCTCTACTTTGGAGCAATTCGAGTATCATAAAGTCGAAACATATAAAAATAATTTTATAAAAAAAGAATTACCCTTTGAAATAAAAAAAATAGACATCGAAGACGATCCCTGGGAAGAAGAAACTCCGACATATAGAGAAAAATTAGATGAAGCAATAAAACCGAAAACATTTGAGATGTCTGGCCCGCCACCCCATTCTATGTGGAGAACAAAAGCAGATTTTGTTGCTGATATGGAAAAAATTGGATATACTCATACGACATTGAACAAAGAGACCAGTATGTTAATAACTGATGTGGCTGGCACGTTGAAATGTGAAAAAGCTAGAAAATATGGCATACCAATATATAGTTACGAGCAAGCTTATAAAATGTTTTCAAAGAAAATGAGAAAACGATTAAATCTTGAAGATGATCCTTGGAGCGAAGAAGATTGGGGATGGGAAGAAGTAAATGAAGGCATAGAAGATCATATAAATTTCTTAGAAGATAAGGGAGTCCTTTTTAAAACAGAAAAAGATTATGTAGAGTTTTTAAAGAAAATGGAAGATCTTGGCTATGTTTGGTATATTACTAAAGATAAGCCTACAAGTAGAAACTATTTTGGTTCCAATAACAATATAATTGGAATAAAACAAAATAAAGGATTGTCTAATGGTGTATATGGCTGTGGTATAATACCATATGAATATTTGAAACATTTAGAAAAACTTAAGAAGAAGCAAAATCTCAGTGATGATCCTTGGAATGAAGAAGATTGGGGATGGGAAGAAATAAGGGAATCTGATTCGAGTGAAAACATAACAATTGTTAAATTTAATTCCAGGAGTAAATATAAGTTGGCTCTATCGCATTTAGAGAATAATGGATATCTTTGGAGAAGTGGTCATAAGCCAACAGAATTTGTGTATTGGGGGGGAAGAAATGAAGGATTACGAATAAATCATGACACCAAAATAATAACTGCTTCTAGACGTGGCATGGGAAAAATCTTTTCTGATATGAACGATCTAATTAATAGCAAGATAAAAAGAAAACAAAACTTAAAAGATGATCCATGGGACGAAGAAAATTGGGGGTGGGAAGAAATAAAAGAAAATAACGAATTCAATACAAAATTTAGTGAAGGGGATAGAGTTAGAATTAGAGATGATTCATCGTTTAAATTTCAAGCTTATGAGCTTGGAGGAAATGGACTTGGGTATATAAAATCAATAGCTAACAGCGACTATAATGGTCTAAATTATAGAGTGGAATGGGATAATGGACATTACAACGCGTACGGCGTTAATGATCTAGAGATATTTAATGATGAAAAAAAGATGAAGAAAATAAGAAAACCTGATATAGATCCATGGCAAGAAGAAGATTGGGGATGGGAGGAAATAAATAAAACTTAAAACATAATTCAAAAATAGATGTCAGATAAAATTGATAATTATTTTGATAAATATAAAAATTATTATGAAAGTAAAACAATTATATACGCAAAAGGTATTGCTAAAAATATAGATAGATCAGAAATATTAAAGAATATGTTGGATAATAACAATATAGATATATTAACTTTCATCAATGAAATATCTTATTTATCCGATTTCAAATTAAAAAATTATGGCGATGAAAAATTAGCAATAGACGAGATGCAAAGCGTTTTAGATTATATCGCCTTTTCTAATGAAATAGAAAAACAAATGTTGCTTGGTAATATAGAATTTTCTTCCATTGGTGAAGATGGAATACTGTTTTATAAAGCGAATTCATATGCCATAGAATATTTCTATGAAGAGCTAGGCATAGAATTACCCGAAGATGAATTCAGTATAGATTTATCGAATGATGATAATGAAGATTTTAATGCCCAATTAAATTAAAACTTTTTATATTTTTTTTATATAATCCATATTATGAACGGAAAAGTATGCGCTGTTTATCGAGATATAATAAAAGAAAATACTTATAGATTTTCTTGGCAAACAGATAAGGAATATTTCGGTGAAATAACTTGTTTTTATGAAAATGGAAAATGGATAATAGATTCAGAATATATGGGGTTAGAATTTATAAACGAAGTTTTAAATTTTTGGTTTAGACAAGAAAAAAATAATGACAAAGAAAATGGAAATGACAAAGAATGATTTTATAGAAAAAGTTTTCGATTATGAAAAAGAAAACGATTGGAAATTTAAGGGCGATAAACCTTGTTTGATTGATTGTCACGCTTTATGGTGTCGGCCGTGTTTAGCGATGACCCCCATTTTAGAAGAATTATCTGATGAATATAAAGGTAAAGTTGACATTTATAAAGTTGATGTTGATGAAGAAAATGAAATAGCCGCTTTATTTAACGTGCAAAGTATACCAACATTTATATTTATTCCAAAAAACAGCGAACCAATAGTGACACAGGGCGCTTTACCGAAATCAGCTTTGAGAAAGATTATAGAAGAACATCTATTATAAGTTATTCTTTTTCATTTCTATTTCCAAAATGAACTCTCTTTCTATTTTGTTAGATATCAATTTATCTACATTAATTTTATTGCCAATTTCCCTATTAATATTAATATTTTTTATATAATTTTCTAAATTTTTTTTTCCGTAGAATTCCATTTTTTCATTTTTTGTTATTAAATGATATATTTTAAAACTAAATTTATTTATAAGTCCTTTATTCCATGGCACTTGGGAATTTTTAAGACCTTTATTCCAGGGTTTTTTTCCTTTTAAAGATTCTGATACTTTTTTTATTCTTTCTGCGCTATATTTTTTTCCTAAACCAGCTATTCTTCTTTTTTCTTTTTCTTCATTGGATCTATTTCCATATATCTCTTCGTATGTTTTTCCTTTTCTTTTTTTCAACATCAACTGGACCGATTTATGTACCCCAGCATTATGCAATCTTTTAGATTCATCGCTCGCTAATGTTCCGGCGCCGCCCCTCCCCCCATCAGACATATTGTAGAATTCCTTTGATTCTACAGCGTTAAAATATTCTATCCAATATTTTTCTCTTTCAAATAAATATTTTTCATTATCGCTTTCTTCTATTATTTCTTTGATAAAATTATTTTTGCCGTATTTTTTTAAAGCTAATTTTATAGATTTCCCAGAACCATAATAGTTTTTATTGTTGATTGTATCAACTCCAATATATTTTTTACCGTTAATTTTATTTGTTGTTAAGTACACCACGCCCATATTAATATATTTTTAATTTTTTTCATCTTTAATTTTTTTATCTTTAATTATTAAATTTGTAATATATCTAGATATGGAAGCATATTCAATTTCTGAATATTTTTTAATATGTGCATATAAATCGTTATGGAGCCTAAAACTTATCATTTTTCTTTTTATTTTTGTCATAAATTGTATTATTTTGTATTACAATATATATAAAACAAAAAATATGATATTTTTCCATTTATTAAATAAATTAATATTTTATTTAAACCTTGATCAAATTTTATAATAAAAAGAAACTACAAAGACATTGATGGTAGTATTTTAAAACTAATACCAAATCCTACAGTTAAAAAGATGTGGAGTTAGCTCTAAATTGTGAAAAAAAATCAAACATAGAGGAACAATTTAATTTTATTTAAAAAACAAAACAAAAAACTAAATCTTATGAAAAAACTACTTTTAATTTTAGCCGTCGCGCTATTCTCAGCGGCATCTCTTTTTGCTCAAAAAATGAGTGATACAGAATTCTCATCTGTTATGAAAGAAGCTATATCTACTTTTAACAGCAAACTACCGGTTGTTATAGATAGTGAAACCAGAGCCGATAATGTCATGTTTTACGAACTTTGATATATAATTATACTTTATATAATAAGTATAAATCTGATATAAATAATTGGGAAACATTAAAAAATAATCTTTATACAACTCTTTTGAACAAAATAAAAACTAATCCTGATATAGCATTTTTCCGAGATAACGATGTCATATTTAACTATAATTATTATGATAAGACTGGTATATTTCTTTTCGGTATAAAAATATATCCGGTTGATTATAAATCATACTATTAAAAAAAAAATAAAAGAGTATCTAAAAAAAATAGATACTCTTTTTACCACGTACATACCCTCAGGCCCGCGTGAATATCATTATATATCAATTCTAAAAATCAAAAAAAAGCGATTATTGAAAAACAATCGCTCTTACCACGCTTGAGAGGGCTTTCGCCCTCCCCAGTATTATAATAAATATATATTTTTATCTCTATTATATATATTATTTATATCGTACAAATTTTTGTAAATGTATATTTTTCCAAAATCTATTCCACTATTTCTAGACACTAATCCTGAAATTTTGCCACCTCTTATTAAATATTGTTTTGCTTTTATTGGACTATAACTCACACAGTTTAAATTATCAAAATCGAATTTTGTTGAATTTATATACCTTTCTATTTCCGAATAGTTGGAAACAGTTTCGCCACTATTATTTATAAAATTTGGTCCAGCTGCCACCAAACCACTTTTTCTTTTTGTTTGTGAATAAGTTATACTGGAGAACACTTCACCATGATAATAAAATTTCTTTTTTGGCTCGTTGGTTATCAACCTATTATCTGAAACAGATATATTTACTTGATTTTCATCTATATACATTTTAAAGTTGTAGAACCCATAGTTTCCAAAATTATGATCTTCACTGTTTATCACTAAAGTAACCATATACCACTTATTCAGTTCATATGAATAATCTGTATACAGAGAAAAGGAATTGTCTGACCCGTTCTCTAGCCATCCATAATCGCTTGTAGAATTAAAAGATATTGAAGTCACAAAAGAAAATGGTTCATAAAGAGTTTTATATGTTGGGTAATTATTATAAATATAATATGGAGCCATCGCACCGAAATTTATCATGGTGTCGTGATTGTTTGAATTATTTTTATACCCAGTTCCGTCAACTGCATATCTCAAACTGGTTAAAAACGTGGTTTTTCTTCTTATCGGTAAAGATTTATTTGTTTTTGTTGGAAAACGATTTATTTTTGTCCAAAAAGAAATTATATAATCACCATTATTTTTTATAGACACGAAATCAAATAAATTCCCATCCTCTTTTTTTATTAATGTTGTTTGTAAATCATTGAACCAGTCTGTGCTATAATTCATGCCTTTAGCTATACCATATGTTGTGTCAGTTTGTCCTGAATCTACCTCAATATCATATGAATATGTTCCACCACTATCATTGGGCGTAAATTCCAATAAAGTGTTTATAGAAGTATATAAATCTTTGGATTCATCATAAACATTTTTCACATTTAAATGATCATAAACATATAGTTTACCAAAATCGATTCCAGTGTTTTTAAACACGAAATCATATCTAGGACCAGATGCATACAAATTTTTCTTAACTCTTATCGGGGCGAAACTTATACTATTAACATTATTTAAATGAAAAAATTTATGAAAATTAAATCTCAATGTATTTGTATTTGATATCTCTTCACCGTATTTGTTAATAAAATTGGGTCCGGCAGCTATTTCCCCGGCAGATCTTCTAGATTTTTTCCCGTGAGCATTAGGACTATTTGTGATAACATAACTTCTATGATGAGCTATATTGACTTGTTGATTGTTTACGAACATTCTTAAATCATAATCTCCACCGTCACTATTAAAAACACCCGAAGCTGGATTTATAGACATTGTTATAAAATACCAATTGTTCAAATTATATGAATAATCTGTATATATCGAAAGAGTATCTCTATTTCTAAAATTATCATCTAAACTACCGTAAATGTGATGATTATAAGTTAAAGTGCAAGTGAAAGAAAAGGGTTCGTAAATAAATTTATATGTTGGATCATTGTTATAAATATAATATGGAGCCATTACCCCAAAAGATATTATTCCTTCATGTTTACAATCAAAATTTTGATATCCGTTATTGTCATAACAATATTTCAAATCCAATAATGCTGTTCTTTTTCTTCTAATTAATCCAGAAAGAACTTCTGTTCTTGGTTTTTCTATAGAGAATCTATTTAATTTTACCCAAAATGACACAGTATATCGATTTTTGTTTTCTGATTGAAATTCAAATATATTTCCGTCTTCTTTTTTAATAAATATCGTTGGTTCATAATTAAAATCTCGCTTTCCTACATCGAATAGATGATCATTATCATATTCATTGTTTATTCCACTGGATATTCCATAAGTTGTGTCTTGTTGATTGAAAACAACATCATAATCACCCGTTGAGTAATTTGGCATATATTCAAATAGATATCCAGCAGTGTCATCATACAATAGCGGATGTGAACTTATTGGCTTATTTAAAACTAATTTACTATCATATAGAATTAATCTACCTTTTAAACTAAACATCCATCCGCTATTATTGCCGAGATCTGTTGAAGTTGGCCCGGCATACCAAACGCTTGATGGTTGTGCAACAGAATCGATTATGGATAGATATTGTCCGTAAACAACAGGCTTATTTACAATCGGACCAGTATAATTAAAGGTGCTTGTATATCCACTTTCTATGGTACCTATTGTTATACCAGATTCAATTGTACCAACAGCTGAAAAATTATTAAAATTAATCGTTAAACCAGATGATGTTTTTATAGATTTACCTGGATCGACAAGTAAATAATTTATATAATATGTTGTTGCTGGAATATCAGATTTTATTTCATAATCTCCTGTTATACTACCAGTTAGCCATATATTACAATTTGCGTCATTTGAAAATGGTTGTATTTGTATATTAGAAGATCCAGTTTCATCGATTTTAAAAGTTGTTCCATCACACCAAGATGTTGTGTCATAAGAGTTATTTCCACCAATATATAAAGCCGGAGAATATTCACCAGTTATTTCTATTTCTTGACTGTATATTGTAACTTTAGCATCAGAGTAAACTTGAAAACTTTCACATTCAGTGTTACCATATATTGTATAATCGCCATATAAGAAAGATACTATACCCAGCAACGAATTTTCCAAACTAGCTGTAGATGAATCTCTACAAACAAGTTTAATAATATTTGTTCTTTGCTCAAATTCAAACATTGGAGATAAATATAAATTTCCTTTAATATTTATTGGTATGTCACCATTATCCGATACGAATAAAAATTTATTTATGTCATAACAATCGAAATCGTTACAATATATTTTGTCTCCAATGTCAAAATTTATATATCCTTCTAAAGCTGATGTGAATGATTCATCTATAATCACGTTATCTTGAGCCAGAGGCATTCTTCCGTTTCCGCCACTTCCACCACTACCCAAAAACCACACACTTTCATCGCTCCAATTTATTGTGTCTCCACTGGAATATAAATATTGGTCTTGCGGTGTGGTGAATGTTATACCAGAATTACCGCCCCAATCACCCGAGCCGCCTATGATTGATGATAGATCCCAATCAAAGGATCCATCACCAACAATATCCCTAAAATCTACATTGTATGCTAAAACATCCGATGCGAAAAGACTTCTTTGAACATCAAATTCATCTGACGTTATGAGCAATCTATAATTAGTTGAATTTGTTCCACTTAGGATTAAAGTTTCATTAATAATTTGGTCATCATATAATTGTAATTTATAATTTATGTTGCTATCATTCGAAATTTCTAAATCATTAAATATGTTGTTATCGTATATATATGCTCCATTAATAAATTTAACATTATAAAAAGTGTTATCATAACCTTTAAATATGGAATTGAAATCAGATATATTTATTTGACTTGTGCCGGCACTTAGTTGAACACCATAATCATCTATATAGGAACCTAAATTTAAAGTAGATGTTGATAAATCTAGATATTTTAATGTTGAGCCGGTTGTATAATATTTACCTGTTGTTGTTATTGTTTTACCACTTGTTAACCAATTTCCAGATTCATGATATATATCTGAAGAACCCAAATTTAAATCATCTAAATTAACCCAATTGTTGTCCCCGTCAAAATATAATCGATTGACATTTAAAATAGAACCATTTGTGATTATATAGGAATCTATTACACTTTTTAGATATAGATATCCAGTTTCAGAAAAATTCCATGTAATGCCAGAATATAATGCTATATCTTTATAAATATTTAAAGTGTGTCCGGTGTTACTTATTGTAACTGATTGGGTGACACCTGTCCATAACATATCATAACAGTTGGCATCAACGTTTATATCTATTGAGCTTGGTGATGAAAAACTATATTCGTTGAAAAATACTTTATCAGATGACAATGGTAGTGTTGCCCCACTGGCTCCACCAATAGAATAAGACCAATGTGACGTGTCGCCCCAATATCCAGAATCTCCCACCCAATATTTTAAATTCGATGCATTAAATGTCCATCCAGTGTTATTACCACCATCTATACTATTGTAACCAGCGTTTGTATTTGGTGAAACTATAGAGTCTTGTATCGTGCAATAATCTAAGAACCAATTATCTGTCCTTATTAATGAATGAGTTGATCCAGTTGTGGTAGAACCTATAGTTATCGTATTTCCTGAATAACCGATGGCATTAAAATATTTAGATGTTTGAACGGATCCGCTATTGAATCTAACCTTACGTCCTGGATCTATTAATATTTCATCAAATGTATTGTTCCCGTAAATATCAAAATTTCCTGTATGGGAGCCAGATAACCAAAGTTTATGGTAAGTTTTTCCACCAATGAATATTGATATTGCGTTAGAACCAGATGATGGATTGAATTTTATAATAGAATTTTCTGGGTATAAATTAACACCGCTTGTGATATATAATGGTATAGATGTATTATATTTTATTTCTAATGTACCGTTTCCCATATATAGAGTCATCCCAGATGAAGCCATCTGAAATAAATTACATGTCACATCATAATCATTTAAATCTATCCAACCTATAGATGAATCACAATTAAATTGACCACAAGTGACGTTTGACAACAAATAATAATGCCCTCTTTTAAATATGAGTTGTTGTGGATAATTTATATTATAAGTATTAACATATGAAATGGATTCTTTTGATTGGGAATATAAATACGTGAAATATCCAGTGTCTAACCCCCATGATATCAATGATGACCAAATAATATCACCATAAATTTCATTGAAGTTTGATCTCTTTAATATAGTATTATTTGTTAAACTATTCATATTTAATGATCTTCCCATTCTCTGACAATCTAATGTTAATGTCGTTGTTTGATTAAAACTATTTTCGTCAAAAATCGCATCATCTTGTGGTAGAGGCACTCTGCCAGTAGTAACTCCGCTCGTATTTAAAAACCAATTTGATACATTAGACCAACTTGCTGTGGAACCAGTTGCATAAAAATATTGAGTTTGACCAGATGTAAATATTATATTAGAATTGCCGCCACAGTCACCAGACCCGCCTGATATTGATGATAAATCCCATAAAGTTGTTCCTGAACCTTTAATATCACGAAAATCAACATTTGATGCATTAATAAGATTGTTACAGTAAATAGTTTTTTCTGTTCCAATAGTGTTTGAACGAACAATGAGTCTATAATTTGAGCTATTATATCCAGATAATGTTAATGTATCAACATAAAAATCACTCACCATGATCAACGAAGATCCAACAGATGAATATCCATTATATATTAGATTAGATATAGTAGATCCTTGCATGTCTATTCCATCTATATCATTTACACTAGCATAACTTGTAATGAAATTGACTATTATATTATTGAATGTGAATGATTTACCAAGGACGATACAATAGTTGACGAAACTATATGACAATTTATTTATAGTTATTGTGGATGTACCCGCATCTAAAAACGCATTTGCCCCGATTCTTAGAGAGTTCATATATAAATTACTATCACCAAGATATAATTGACCATAACCAGTTGCTGCGTTTATATCACTATAATTGATAAAATATATATTTTTATCATTTGTATACCAACTTCCGTTGCTAATTAATAGAGATGTATTGTTATACCAATCATCAGTATTAACTAATGTAAAACCTGATATATCCATATATAATCTATTAAAAGCTGTTGTTACTCCGCTAGTTCTTAAAAATTGATGATAGTTTGATTTTAAATATAGATATCCTGTTGAAGTGAATGACGTAGTGAGTCCAGTGGCTAAAGTCATACTACCATAAACATTAAAAGCATAGGCAGAGTTACTTAATATGACATTTTGATTTATTCCTTCAAAATCTATAGCACCACAATCAAAATTATTATTTATTGTAACAGTACTACCTGTTGAAAAAGAATTTTCATCAAAGAAGATATCATTTGAAGATGTTGGAACAGAAAACACTTCTTTTATACTAACATCATCTAAATAATCATCCGCCGCGATCAACGTATATAATTCAAAATAATAGGTATAGTTATTGTCTGGGATATAATAATAAGGATTTGTGTTTAGGTGTACTATCACATCTCCCCCTGGAGATGGAGTGAATATAGTATATCCAGAATTATTTGTGTGATATATAGCATAAGTCTTGCCGGACACAAAACTCATTGGAGTTGTTGAATATAAATATTTGGTTCCACCAGTTGAACTAAAATGTAATCTATAATTTATGTTATCCCAATCTAGAACATCATAGTTTCCAGCCCAACCAGTAATACCGGAGTCAAAACTTCCATTTATTATCATTTCGTCACCATAAGAATACCCGCTCAATCCACCTGATGTTGCCGACCAATGTGAAGCATCTGTAATATTGCCCGAGTCTCCCACCCAATATCTTGGTACATTGAAAGTCCACCCACTATTTCCTCCACTATCTGTGGATGCCCTAGCGAATAAATTATTAGCAACCGAATATGATATATCTGTATATTTAACATCAGCATACCCACTTGAAGTCTTTGATAATGTGAAAGTTGAACCTGTAACAGTAGATGTTATTGTTATACCGCTTGATGAAGTGCCTTTTGAAATGAGTGCATCAAATGTGGTTGTTGTTCCATTTGTGAATTTAACTTTACGACCTGGATTTATAATCAATTCATTAACCGTTAGTGAATTGATGGTGCTATAATAACCAGTGCATTCACCAGCGAACCACATTTTATTTAGAATTAATCCGCTTTTATTATTACATATTATAGGACTGGATGAACTATTACAGTTAAATTTAACTGTTGAACCTTCAGCATATATTTTAGAATCATATCCAGCATATGTTGAAAGAGGCTGTCCAGAACCATTTAAATTTATCGTACCATTACCAAGATAAACGGTACCATATACACGAAGTCCTCCCACGTTAATTAAATTAAAATCGTTGAAATCAAAAGTCCCTGTAACTATTTGAAAAGCTGCATCAGCCCCAACATATGACAGTTGAATATCACTTTGATTCGTGTACACGCCATTAACACAATTTACTAGTAAATAACATAAAGGTCTGTTATATGTATTTAGTGCATAATCACCTCTACCAAATAGGCATATAGTATATGAACCAGAGTATGATATATTGTTACCTAAAATAAAATTACCATAGCTCTCAGTTGTTATAGTGCTAAAAGCTGTTGTTATTGATTGGCTCACATTTGACATATCAAGAGATTTGCCAATTCTTTCACAGTTAAAACTTAAAGTACATCCAGTTGTAAATGAATTTTCATCAAATATGACATTATCCTGAGGTAATGGAACTCTACCTGGTGTTACTCCACTACTATTTAAAAACCATTTGGATGAATCAGACCATAAAGTCGAAGAGGATCCAGTATGATAATAATATTGAGTTTGACCAGATGTGAATGTTATACCTGAATTACCATAACAGTCTCCAGAACCGCCTTCTATATTTGACAAATCGAATATAGTTTCACCAGATAAATATATGTCACGAAAGTCAATGTTGGATGCTTCAACAGATGGCGTTGTAATTTTATATTGTGTTCCAAGTGTATATGAATATAAAAGAGATCTATAATTTGTCGAATTAGAACCACTTAAAATTAATTTATTGTTGACTATTTGATTACCAGATATATATATGTCATTATATATTGTTGGTGAACCACTAATTGTTAAATTGTTAAATATATTATTACCTATCATGGCTCCGCTAGGATAACCAGTTCCAGTATAATATATAAGATCATAATAAGTTTTATTACCCCCAATAAATCCAGCGTTTGTTGTTATTATTAATGTTGATGTACCAGCGTTTAATGTTCCAGTACAAGACCATCCTGCTGTAGTAATTGTCGATGTACCCAAATTCGTAATTCCGTCTCCTTGTGTCCAAAATCTATTCCAGTTAATATTATGATTGTTTGTGTTGAATGTTCCTGGTCCAACATTACCAATACCAGATGTCCAATCATCTCTTAAATTATATGTACCACCACCAGCAAAATAGAATCTATTCCAATATGAAGAATTTCCATTTGTTATGATATCCACGAAATTCGATGACATAAAATAGAGATAACCTGTTGACGAAAATGACGCTGTTAATTTATCATTTAATATGAAGTTACCATAAACATTTAAATTATAAGCAGAATTTGTCAATGTAACTGGTTGAGTTATACCGCTCCAATTCATATCATAACAATTAGCTGTTGTACTTATTGTTATAGTACTTCCGGTTGAAAAACTATTTGAATCGAAATAAACTGAATCCCCAGACGTTGGTATTGTTGCACCACTCACACCACCAGATGTATATGACCAATGTCCTGCATCATTCCAGTTTCCAGAATCCCCAACCCAATATCTAACATTAGACTCACCAAAAGTCCACCCTGTGTTATTGCCACCATCTGTGCTATATAAACCAGCATTTTGTGAAGGAGAGACTATAGAATCGCTTATTGTCGCATATTCTACTGCCCAATTATTAGTCACACCACTCAACGTATGAGTTAAACCAGATGTGACCGAGCCTATTGTTATACCAGAAGAAGCTGTTCCTACAGCGTTTAGATATTTTATAGATGATGTTGTGCCCCCAGTAAATCTAACTTTTCTTCCAGGATCTATCTTTATTTCATTGATGATATTTCCATCTTCCATATCGAAATATCCTGTATGATTTCCAGAGAACCAGATATTATTTAATTTGTATCCGCTGGCATACCCCATAGATAAAATATAATTCGATGAAGTGGATGTAGGTTCAAATTTTATAGTAGAGTTACCCTCATTAAAAAGCATATAAGCCCCACAATAAAAATCCCTTTGAACTTTTATTGTGCCAGACCTAGCATAAATTTGCCCATTTTGACAATAGCTGACAGAGAAAGAAAGACAACTCAAATTATAATTATTGAAGTCTATGTTGTATAAAGAATCATTACCACCTGCTCCAAAACCACCCAGTAATGTTGTGTCACTTAAAAACACAAATCCACCATAACTTAGATAGATAGAATAATGAGTTTTATTGTATGTGTTAATATTAGCTGTTGATCTATTATAGAAATAATACACATAATTACCACTTGGAGTAATATTATCTCCAAGTATGTAATCGCCAAAACAAGTTGCATTATTTACTGTTGTTGCCGTAATCGGAAAGGTTACACCAGACATATTGAGATTTCTTCCTAGACAACCACAATTTATTGTTAAAGTGCATCCAGTTATAAAAGAATTTTCATCAAAAATAACATCATCTTGTGGAAGAGGAACTCTTCCTGGTATGACTCCATTAGTGTTCAGGTACCAGTTGTATGAATCTGACCACAAAGCTGTTGTGCCCGTCGTATAAAAGTATTGAGTTTGACCAGATGTGAATGTTATACCAGAATTATTGTATTGATCGCCAGCTCCACCTGGTATATTTGATAGATCAAATATAGTTTCACCAGATAAATAAATATCTCGAAAATCTACATTAGCAGAATCAACATTATTTGTTGTAATTTTATACTGTGTTCCAAGAGATGATGAATAAATTAACAATCTATTCGTAGTTGAATTATATCCTTTTATTGTAAGTGTGTCATAAATTGTTATATTTGGAAAACCGTATTCTCCTATACTTAATCCTCCACTTGATGTAGTAGTTTTATTGATCGTGACGTTATTGAAAGTACAATTTCCCCAAATTGAATAATTGTTAGCTATAACATTATAATAATTAGCAGATGATAAATAACTACCTCCTCCAGAACCACCTGTTGTTTCTATGGTTGAAGTGCCTGGTATAATTGTCCATCCGCCATGACCATATATCGCGCCTACTAAAATATAAGAAGAACCGAATGATAAAGTTCTGGTTCCGGTAATACCTAATGTACTTATAGTCCCAAGTGTAATATTTTTACTATTTGTATTCCAAGTGCCATTTACTGGCAATAATGTTGTTGAGTTTGATGTCCAATTGTCTTGATTTACCCATGTTCCGCCTGAATTATCCATGTATATTCTATTCCAGTAAGATGTGTTTCCACTACTAGTTATCCACTGCATGTCACTAGCTTTTAAATATAAGTATCCAGTACTAGCGAAACTCGTACTTAATTTTTCTGATAAGAATAACGATCCATATACATTTAGATTGTAAGACGAATTAACCAGGTTAACGCTCTGATTTATACCTGTCCAGATAAAATCATTACAATTGGCTTCAGAGTTTATTGTTACAGTAGAAGTCCCTGTAAAACTCAAATTATTAAAATAGACTGAATCGCCCGATGTCGGCACAGTTGCTCCACTGACACCGCCAGATGTCTCACTCCAATGACTAGAATCGTTCCAGTTGCCGCTATCATTTATCCAATATCTATTACTCATTCAAAATTTTACATTCTACTATTGTCATAAAATCCCAATTCCTCGCCAAAACATAATGTGCTCGTATTTGTATCATAAACAACAAAATATAAGCTTTTATTTTCACCGTTTTCATCAGGCATCAATCTCCATTTCATTGGATCATCACTATTATCAACATTATTTTTTACTCTATCTATTATCTCACCCATAGATAATTTTTTCATATCATCGCCCGTGAATAAACTATTCATTTCATATTTTGAATCTAAGTCTTCGAGCAAATGATTGGGGTCGGGCTCATAATTCTCCATAACTTTAACTGAAAAGTCAATATTGTCCAAATCAATGACATCGTTTTGTAAACAATAATAATAATCTTTGTAAATTGTTGTCATATATTTTTCATTTCTTTTTTTAAAAAAACTTGAATAAATTTTTTAATATATATATATTAAAAAAAATAGGGTCCTTGTGATGATTAATGATTATCCAAATTTTGTGATGAATGAAAATTTAAAAAAAGATCTCAAAAAACTTTTAACAAACATAAAATCTTATTTCAAAGATTATGATGATATTGAAGTTTTGAAAAATAAACTTATAAAGTTTTTAAATAACTATAAACAGAAAGTTATATCTGGCGAGATAAAAAAAATAGATGATAATTTTATTAAAGAGCTCGCAACAGAAATCGATAAAGAAACCATTGAAGCTTTAAATATAGATGTTTTTTTTAGAGGTATAAATAATATGCTTTTAAAGAAAAAAGATAAAAAAATAGATAAATATTTTGATGATTATATAGATACTATACCAAAAAGAGTGGAAACATTGTATAACTCGGAGCAAGATATTGATATAACTGATGTTGATACAGAAGATATTTATTATGATCCATATTTGGGGGATAAAGAATTCGCCGAGTGGAAAAAGGCTGTTTCAAAAGCTCCAAGATTTCGTGTTAAAAGAAAAAGATTTGAAATAGAAAAAATTAGTTTACAAGTCGAACTATTGAAACTAAGAGATTGGTTACAAGAAAATAATAAAAAAGTGATTGTACTATGTGAGGGTCGGGACGCTGCGGGAAAGGGATCTTTTATTAGGACTGTCACAGAAAATTTACAACCACAGTCTTTCAGAATAAATACCTTTGGTATACCAACTGAACACGAAAAAGAGCATTGGTTTGAAAGATATGAAAAAGTTCTTCCAACCGCAACACAACAGTTTGCTTTTTATGATCGTAGTTGGTACAATCGTGCTGTTACCGAGCCAGTTATGGGATATTGTACTCAAGAACAATACGAGCAATTTATGAAAGATGTTCTTCCATTTGAATATAAATTAATTGATAGTGGATATTATTTATTTAAATTTTGGTTCTCAATAACAAAAGAGACTCAGCACATAAGATTTGAATTGAGGAAAACAAGTCCAGTAAAATATTGGAAATTTTCACCAAATGATGCTCTTTCTATGAATAAATGGGATGCTTACACAGCTTATAAAGAAGAAATGTTTTACAAGACATCTACTGAAAAATCTCCTTGGGTAGCTGTCGATTCTAACGAAAAAAGATTATCAAAATTAAATGCTTTAAGATATATGCTTCGTCAAATACCATACGAAAATAAAAAAGAAGAAATATTGGATGTTTATCCAGAGATAGTTTTTCCAATTATATAAAAAAATAGAGAATGATAAAAAGGTTTAAAATTTTTGAACAACAACGAGAAGAAGATTTAGATGATCCTTGGGGAGAAGAAAAGAAAGTATCATTATTACCTGATTATTGGATAATTCATATTGAAGATGTGGAAGATATATTGGATGGTTTCGAAAACTTATTTGTCAATTCACTTCATTTACATTTCTATACTGTTAATGATTATTGTGATGATGACAATTATAACGTTATAATATCTGACGCAAATTTAAATGGTGTTCAAATTGAAAAAATTTGCAAAAATGATGGCAAATATGATGAGACAGATTATGTTTTTATAAAATGTGAAGATTTTAATGATATGATAGGCCTTTTTAATGATGCCATAGAACATTATGGGTTTCACTTATATGAGGACATAGATGTGAATGGTGCGAAATTTATCGTTTCAAAAGAACCTTTGAGCGAAGAAGCTATATTACAAATATTAGATTATGAAGATGAAAATTACTAATTCCAAATATCACATATATTTTCCTTTTTGAATTTTATCTCTTAACCCAAAAAAACTATTGTGTTTCTTATTCTAGCAGCATTTTCATAATCCTCAGCCAAAACATATTTATTCATTTTTTCTTTTAAATAGCCTAGTTGTATTCCAACTATCTCAGGATCTTCATATTTATAGTTTTCCAAAAGATCTTCAAATATTCTTTGGAAATTTTTATACTCTTTTATCATCAGATCATAAAAGTTATTATTCACCATTTCACTTAAAAAATTATTAAATTCCTCCTCAATACTTCTAGTTTTATCATATATTTGATAAGCATCTATCATTAATAGATCGATTGGATGAATTCTTGTATCTAACTGAGTCTTACTTAATTCATAAGTTTGAGCTTGTTCTAATAAATTCTGATATTTAAAATTTGTGTCATTACCACTAGTCATAAATGTCCACATCTTAACCCAATATAATAAAGTTAAAAAATCATCTATGTCTACACAACTTTTCATATTATTTTTATATTAAAAAATATATGGAGTTTAAAAGAATTACATTGCATTAATGAATAATTTCTAAGGATTCGTCATGCCTTGCAAATATCCTGAAACATATGCCATTATAACTGATGGAGTTTCATGCCCACTTGTATGAAAAACGACTCTCCCTCTTATTGAAATTTCACCATAAAGCCCATTATATTTGACAGAAAATGTTGGAGATATTTTTTTTTATTTTTTTTTTACTATAAGACTCCAAGTACATTGGTTGATTTCACATAAAACGTGTCGAAATATGGGTGATCTGCTGGTACACTATTTTTTAAAGTCACTGTAGTAGATTTAATTTTTCTTCTATCGTCGCCGTTATAAGTAAGCCAACCGTTTTTTAAAGCGAAGTTTTTCATAATTTGAGTTTTCGCCCCATTTATAGAATATATTCTATCCATATAAATCCTTCCATCATCTAAATTCCAAACAAGAGCCCTGGCAACCAATTCATCATTTTCTATTAAAACCGCTAACGCTATTTTATCTGGATTATTGCCATATGTCCTTTGTATTCTAGATCGAAGACCTTTATACCTCATACAGGAATTATTTAAAGAACCGCCTCCACTTTTATATCTACTTTCGTCATACCAATAAGCTATTTCTTCTCCTTTAACTATTTTGACTTTTTTTTCTTTTAATAACTCATCCATTCTAGCTCTATATAAATCAACCAATTTTTCAATATCAGCTTCAGAATAATCTTTATTTAATTTCCTAAGAACTCTACCGACCCTAGATGATTGGCGATACCTTTCTTTATCTTCAGCTTTTACTCTTCTCGCTGGAATAAATGTAACATAAGTTGTAGGGTCTTCTTTTTGTATATCTATTGATGTTATGTCTAAATATTTTTCCTTCACTTCAAACTTAATCGACTTTAAAACTGATTTAAAAATTTGACTTGCTGTATATGGAATGAGTTCACCGGATTCTACTCTTTTTTTAATATCGAGATAGTCGCTCGTTAAAATTTCAACAAAATTTAGTTGTCCTGGCACTAATGATATCTCTTTTACCTTTTCGATTTCTACTCTATGATCATATCGCTGCCAATAATACGGTAGCATTTTTTTCAAATCTGGCGAAGACTCAACATATCCCCTTTGATACACTATTTTTTTTATTTCTACTGGCTCATCAAGTTCGACTTTTATTTCTTTTTGAGAATAATAACTGCTATTATCCACTAAAATTTTTTTGACTACACCAGTTTTACCCTTTAATTTCGTTAAACAGTCCAGTATAGATACATTGGCAGTGAAAATGATTTTATCACCTACTTTAATATCAGCTATCTTAATTTCTTCATTTATAAAATCGAAATTGCTATAATTCAACAACATTTAAAAATTTTATTTTTTTTTTTAATACTCATCCCTATTATTTGATAGTACCACAGACGTTTCTTTATAATCTTTATAATAAAATGTGTCTAAATAGGGGAAGTTTAATTTCTCACCTTTTTTTATTGGGGATAATGTTACTTGAATTTTTCCGCTAACACCTTCACTTCTAACAATCATACCATTTTGATGAGCAAATTTTATAAACTTCAATTCATCTGGATATCTAACAGTATAAACTCTATCCATATAAACTCTTCCGTCATCCAAATTCCAAACCAAAGCTCTCCCTACAATTTTATCACCTTTACTATTTTTCATTATAGCGAGGCCTATTTTATCTGGAAATCTATCATATACATCCTTTATGAGGTATTGAGATCCACTACCACACATACAAGAGCTATTTAACGAACCACCACCGCTTTCATATCGAGTATTTAGGTACCAATATGAAATATCTTTGCCTCTTACGATCTCAATATTAACTGGTTTTTTCATTTCTTCTATTTCAGCCCTAAATTTATTTGAAAAATCTTCAATGTCTTTTTCTGTTAAAAATGAATTCAATTTTCTTAGAACTCGACCCACCCTTGTTCTCTGTCTATATTTTTCTTTATCAGCGGCTTTATGCCTTCTAGCTGGTATAAATGTTAAATAAGCTGGATCCTCATCTAGATCGATATCAGTTATGTCGAAATATGCTCCATACATAGAATATTCACTTCTTATAGAAAATCTTATAGCATTAATAATATAATTTACAGCTGTCGAAGATCTATATTGAGCTATTTCACCAGATTTTAATTCTTTATCAAATGAAAAATAATTTGAATATGTTTTAGCGTACGCTTTTACTTGTTCTGGTTTCAGTTCAAAATTTAATTTAGCTAAAACCTCTTCTATCGTACCACGTTCAACATTATCATTTGGAGATTTTGGATCATATTTATCAGAAGGAACATAAGTTATATATTTTTCTGGTTCTTCTTTATCCTCATTCAGCTCTGTTATTTCAAAATATTGATGACCGTCTTTAGAAAGAGGATCTTTTAAGCCAACAACTCTGAAACCAATTCTATCTAATGTGTTTTTTAATTTCGAGCTAGATTTAAACTTTAAAAGTTTGCCGTCTCTTATGTCTTTAATATCTTTTTTATATTTTTTAAAGGCTTCGATAACACTTTCTATTTCAGACTTTTTATAATATTCTTTTGTAAAAAGTTTTCTCAAAACACTTTCGCCATCTTCAAATATTCTATATCTTTTTAAAATTTTCTCGCTAGGTATCAATAAATTTGCTGGCATATAAGAAAGATTTTCTATGTTCTCGGGGTCGTTATCAAAACGAGAAAACTCTAAAAACATTTTCTTGTTCCAAGGAGTTTCTATTTGCAATCTATAATTTCTTATCAAATTGTTTATAACTTCACGAGCGCCATTTCTTACTTGACACGCCACTATTTCATTTTTTTCAATTCTCTCTTTTTCTTCTTCTTCCTTACTCTCTTTTAGAGATGTTGAGAAATTCTTAAAATCTTTTATCGACATATTTTTCTAATATTTTTTACAAATTTAAACATTTTAATTATATATAAATTAAAAAATTTTATTTTTTTAATAGTTGGTTAAAACGTATTTTTTATATTCTTTTCTTTTCGAAAAAGAGTCTAGATATGGAAAATTTATATCAGAATTATCTTCATTTGGAAGAGTTACTGTTAATTTTTTTTTCGTTTCATCTCTTATCAACATTTTATTGTCTTTAGCAAACTCTGTAAACTTATATACATCATGACTTTTTACAGTATATATTCTATCCATATATAACTCACCACTATCTGTTTTCCAAACAACAGCTCTACCTTTTAATTTTTCCCCATCTTTTGTCAATAATATGGCGAGTGATATTTTATCAGGATATCTATCATATATCTTCACTCTTGGTTGTGTTTCTTTATATCTCATACACGAATTATTTAACGAGCCACCTTCTTTTAAATATCTGTCTTGTAGATACCAATAAGATATATCGCTGCCATTAACTAGTTTTATATCAGCTGGTTCTAATAGATCATCCACTCGTGATTTGAATTTTTCACTAAATTTTTCAATTTCAGCTTCAGTATATCTTATACTTAATTTTCTCATCACTCTACCAGCTTTGGATGATTGACGATATCTTTCTTTGTTTTCATCATAACTTCTACGAGCAGGTATAAAAGTAATATTACTACTATTTGTTCTATCTATATCTAGATCGGTTATATCAAAATATGTAAAAATTCTTTCATCATTCAATACACCACTGCTTTTACTGATCAAAAAATTTAAACCATTGAAAATGTCTCTTATAGTAGTCGAGCATTTATATAGTGCTAACATTTTTTTGTCCAATTTATCATAGAAATCAAAAGCATATTTATATCCCTTTATCAAATCGGTTAAACCTTCAGAAAAATATGTTTTTGAATTAAATTTTTCTTCCGTAATTGTTGTATCATCTATTATTAATAATTTAAAAACATTTTCCAATGTATCTGTTTCTCTATATGTTTCAGAGTTTCTAAGTTTAGCATATTTAGCTGACACATATGATAATTTGTTTGGATCGTTTTCAACAGTTTTTACATTTGTTATTTTTCGATAATTTTTTCTAATAAAATTACATTTAGTGAAATCTGATCCAATTTTTGCAAACGCTTTTGAACAAATTGTGTTTCCGAATATCATTTTTTCAAAATTTCTATCAAAATGACATTCTACATACTCATTGGATGCAATTTTTTCTAACATTTTTATGTGTTTTGAATAATCTTCTATTGTCTTTTTTCTAACTCTTTCAGGTGTATAATATAAGATTTTATTAATAACATCTTCATAATTTTCAGATATTCTATTTTTTTCTTTTACTACGGTTGGAGCGTTGGCATAAATGACATTAATATATGTTAATTTATTCACATCTTTTTCATCTAAATCAAAATTAGTTTGTTCGATTTTATATGAGGCATCTATTTGAAAATATGTAATATATCTCAATCTTTCACTAATAATTGGTTGCCTCCTGTTTGGATTCTGATCTTGTGATGTTGCCCAATAATAATATCTTCTTAATACATTTTGTTTATCATAATTTTCATCAAGAATTCCATCAAAAAATTCTTCAATTCTATACTCTCTTCGATATTTTTCTTTTTCTATTTCTGTAAAATATTTGTCATATGGTATAGCTGTTATTTTCATTGGATCAGTGGAGGATTTATCAATGGAGGTAAAAGGAAGAAATTTATTGACAATTTTTAAATCCAACTTATATAAAATAAAAGCTAAGTTGCGGTCAGCCACAAATATAGATTCATTAGCCAACATACACTTTCCAATTTTATTTTCTAAAATATCATTCAAAAATTTTGTATCACTTCCAACTTTATCGACATTTTTTAATTGTCTGCTATTTAATGTGATATCGATTCCACGTTTTAACATAAGTATTCCCAACTCTTGACATCTCGTTATGGGATCATCTTTTATTTTACGTGTCACTATTCCTTTTTCATTACGAAAATTATGATAACCGCCACTGAATCTTCCATTCAATTTCAGAATGTCACCTGGATTGATCCCGTCTATTTTTGCTTCATTTAAAATAAATCCTTTATATTTTAACAAACTATTATTTGGCATATTAAACATTATATATTTTTAACTATATATAAAATAAAAAAATTAAAAAATGAATTATAATGAAGATCTTTATAAAATCTTAGAGTTAGATAAAAATGCTACAGAAGAAAGTATTAAAAAAAATTATAGAAAACTTTCAAAAAAGCATCATCCAGACATCAATAAATCAGGTGAGGACGAAGAATTTAAAAAAATATCATCCGCCTATGAAGTCCTTTCAGACAAGAATAAAAAGTCAGAATATGATAGAATGTCTCCTTATGGAAAAGATTATAATCCAGCAAATAGTTTTTTTGGTGGCGGGATGGGCGGTTTTGGTTCGGTTTTCGGATTCGATCCATTTGGTGGAGGAGGAGATCCATTTGATTTTATGAACAGGGTATTTAATAGAAGAGATGAATTTATAGAAAACCTTGATATTCAATTAAATATAAATGTAACTCTAAAAGAAATCTACAATAATGAAAATATTAAAATAGTATATGATCATCAAGTTCAATGTGACGAATGCGGTTTTACAGGATTTGATCAAAATAGTGAATCGTATAGTTGTGATGTGTGTGATGGAAAGGGAACGGATGGATTTACAAAATGTAAATATTGTGGAGGAACAGGTAAAATCCACACTGGAACTTGTAAAAAATGTAATGGGGATAAAGTGATATTCAAAAGAGAAGAATTTGCTCTGACTAGCTCGTTTAGAATAAATAGTAGCTCAGTAAAATATTTTAGATCTATGGGTCATCAATCCAGATATTATTCTACTAAGGTCGGAACTCTGATAATTAATATAAATTTTTTGGATGATAATAGATATGTGAGAAGAGGAAGTGATTTAATTCATAAACTGGATCTCCATTTTCAACGAGCCATAGATGGATATATTTTTGATTACGAGCATCTTGATGGAAAAAAATATTCTGTTTCCATACCGCCGAAAACAAAAGATGGTGATTTATTAAAAATGAGAGAGAAGGGGTTAATGATTAGCGAAAAGCAAAGAGGCGACTTGATTTTTAACATAAATATAATTATAGACTACGATTTGTTCTAAAAATGAATAAAAAATAATAATATATAAGAATAAAAAAAATAATTATATAACTATGGGCAATATTATTAAAGATTATAAAAGATTTGTCAATGAATCAGTTGATTCTTCAATAAAATCAATTACAGACATACCAGAAGAAGTTTTTATGACAGCTAAAAAAATTGCTGCGGACTATTATGATAAAACCAGAAAACCAGTTTTTGAATTTTCGCCAGAAAAAGGATTGTTGATGAAATTTGGCGTGACAGATAAAGACTTTAGATTTGCTGAAGAAGGAACTTTGGAATTGGATTTGAATACTGCAGCAAAAAGAAAAAGAGATTATAATGTCACTTTGATCTATGATGACAAAATAACGGAAACAGAAGAGGTTCAATATATTGTCAAATTTGAACCGAATACGGAGCCTTACATAGAAGTCGATGGTGAAGATGAAGATAATGATTTTGTCGATGAATATGAATTGAATAAAGATCCAGAAGAGAATTTCGATGATGAAGATATTGATAAAAATATCAATAGGAGGATCAAGCAAGATGTTCAATTTATAGATAATGATGATGATGATGATGATGATTTTTTGGATGAAGAATTCAATCCTCTGAAAAAAGAAGATTGGAAAAAAGCTGGAAAAACCATAAGAAAAGGAGTTGGAATTCTAACAAAAGAAGAAGCCGTTGAAAAGGGAAGAGAAATTGTGATGAATCATGTAAATAGAAAAAAGAAATATTTAGATTTATTGGAAGAAGATCCTGAGGCCGCTGAAAAATATCTTGAATTTTTTGGTCATAATCCAAATGGTATACCCGAGTGGAATAGTGAAAAAGAAGAGTGGATCGATAGAGCATTCTATTCATCAAATGTTGGTGGAAGTTGGGGTGGCGAATACTAAACTTGTGAAAATTATACAAAATGATTGACGTAAGAGTTGGACACAATATTTTAATCTTACCGAGATTACAATATTATATTGAAAAGAGAGATTGGGATGATATGTCCAGTCTTATTGGAAATATTTATACCATTAATAGAATAGAAAAAGCTTCAAATTGGGAAAAAGATGGTGAGGGCGGGGATATAATATATTGGTTTCGTGATCATAATGAATTAAGTTGGTTTGTCTATAGAGATTGTTTTGAAATCACGACAAGAAAAAGAAAAAGAAAATTAAATTTAGAAGAAGATCCTTGGGGTGAAGAAAACTGGGGATGGGAATAAAATTTTTTGAATTATGGATAGTTATGAAGATATAAAAGAAGGCGATGAAGTTTTAATTCTACCGAGATTGGAATATTATATTGATAAAAGAGAGTGGCCTCGTATAATGAAAGATCTCATTGGAAATATTTATGTGATCAAAGAAATAGGCTTCGATGAGAGAAATATCACAGATAGTGAAGGAGGATTTGTCATATATTGGATCAAAGATTTTGGAGAACGTTGGTATGTTTATAGAGATTGTATAGAACATATAACTAGAAAAAGAAAATTAAATTTAGAGGAAGATCCTTGGGGTGAAGAAAACTGGGGATGGGAATAAAATTTTTTGAATTATGAATAGTTATGAAGATATAAAAAAAGGCGATGAAGTTTTGTTCTATGTTGTTTTGTGTCAATGTATAAAAATGGGGCATCATTTTTTATTTGTCGCAAAAGAAATGGGTTTTTTAAATCATATTTAAAACATTTATCTTTGTAAATATCAATAAAATCTTTTTCTGATAATTCTTTTGTATATTTTTCATATTCTGTTTGTTCTTTTAAATATTCATTAAAATTTTTCATAATAATATATATTTAAAATCACATATCAAATTTTTGAGAATTTTTCATCTCTTTTTCTAAATCATCCTTGAAATAAACTTTTAGATATTCTATATCAAAATTATCTAAATCATATCTTTGACGAACCAGATCATAATTTTTTTCTTTTTCGGTTGTCTTATTGGTGGATGATTTTTTTCTATCTTTCGCATCCCAATACCATTTCGGTATAGAATAAGTGTCTTTAAAAAATTCGAACCACAAGTCGATGGCTGACGCTTTATCTATCGACTTGTGATTAAAATTATTAGCAAAATCTGGAAATCCTTTTCCCAGTTTTCTATTAATAATGAAGAAAGCATCAATTTTATCTTGATCTCTAACTTCATTATATAGATTTTTTTTAACAAAAATTCTATTTACAATTTCAATAAAATCCATTTTTAATAATAAGATTTATAATCAAAAGGATAAATTTTTACATTAAAAATAAAAACTCCTTCTTTATCATAATAGTTATATACAAAAATAACATCATTGTCTCTAAAAAGAGCTAAATCAGGTGAAGTTTTTATTTTATTTAATAGTTTTTCGGAAAATGGCACTTTTACAAGATCCCAATTACTTATGTCTGATTTTTTTCTATTGACAAGAGTGTAATTATAAGTCAATGTCTTTAAAGGGACAAAAAGAACATTATCTGCCCTGGTCTCATTATCGACAACCATAGGTAAGTTGGTGTTTATAATAGATATGGACTCTTTCATTAGACTTGAAAAGTCATTATCGTTCATTTTTTGTGAAAAGCCCAAAAAAGAAACAAAAATAAAGGCTAAAAGTAAAAATATTTTTTTCATAGAGTTTGATTTTACAAATTATAACTTAGAAATCAAAAATTGTTTGAACTTATTTAGAATTTATTTATATAATGGTTATATGATAGATATTTACAAACAATTTATAAAAACAAAACTAGTCAAAAAAGATATCAATTTTTTCTTCGGAGTCATTAAGGAATTGGTAATGAATGATTTATATCCAAAATATTTAATAAGCCGCCGACTAAACAAATCATATAAAATTGTTAATTATCTGTGTGGTTTCAATGAAACTTGTCTTTGTTTCTATGAAGATATTTTAAATATAAATTTTTCAGTTGATAACAATCAAAAAAGCTACATACAAATTGTAGAAATGTCTTATGATAATTTTAAAATGAAAATTGCTCTCGATATAAACATTTTTTTAAAAACGGATGAAAGAAAAAATAGACTCATATATGCTGATAATAAATTTCTACATAGCTTACAAAAAACAATATACTTAATAAAAGAAGAGCATAAAAAAAGAATATTTGAAGATGAAATTTTGTATGATGAAATTTTACAAGATAATTTGAAAAATATAAAAAAATCTGAAAATTTAAATGATATAATTTATATAATAAAAAAATCAACAGATCCATTTTTTAGAGAAAATCTTTCCAAGCTAGATCCAATAATTTCAGGAATAAAAACAAAAACTTTAGATATTATATTTTTTATTATACATAGAATGCGATATTATAAAAATTATAAAAAACACATAAAACCAGCTAGAATAGAGAAAATCTTATTCACAGATGAAGAAGCAGTAGAAATAGCTGGTATATTAAATCATCAACTTACGGAAGAAAAAAATAAATTCTTGGAAGATGTTGTTGAACATTACAATCAAAGAATGTTCAAATCATCAATGGAAATAGATGGCCATATAACAAAAACATTTCACAAAATAAAAGAGAAAAATTAATATATAGAAAAAGAAAATAATTTATTCTTGTGGATTATCTATTATCTAAAAAATTTGATGGAACCTTTACAATTAATTTCATTGGTGTCGAAACTCTAACACCAGAAGATCCAGTTATGAAACTCCGATTGGCATCACCAATAGTGGGAGTTAAAAAAATTACTGGATACGAACAAATTATAAATGGAGTGATCGACGCATCCCAGTATGTTGTTGTTAAATTTAAATGGCAAAATCGATATGATATAGAAATACCTTGTGGAGATTGTTGGAGTGATCTTTTACCCATATCTGCTTTAACTGGTATAACAACCATACCGACCGAGCCTTTTGATTTAGAATTATATTTTTATAGAGTTGATGAAAAAGTTGATAGTCTTCTACCAACCCCGATATATGTTGGGAACGATGCGACAAGCGTCGCCGTTAAAATAAGTGGAGAATATGAGTTTAATTGGACAGATGGTCCGTTTATTTTAACAAATGAGCTGAGCGATCAAGGGGGCGTAATCTTATCTCCATCAGATATTTATAAAATTTTCAACATAACAGATTATACTATCTTATCGGATGATAATGATAATTTATTGATTTATTGGCGAGTAACACAAGATAATGGAAGAACATATTCTAAATGGGAGCCGCTGACAAAAGAAAATATATCCACTTATCGTTTCAATCAACTTCGTTTTGCTAAAATGCAATATTTAATAAAATTGATTAATCCTGTATATACACCGATTAATGTTTATGATGTAATTTTGAGTGGCGAGTTTCAAAATATATCAGCCAATTCAATGAAAACAAATTTTTATGGTATAAGAGCGGATTGTGTCACAGGACTTTTAAATCCGAACAATACTGGTGTGACGAGCGGTGTAACTACTTGTGCTAGAAACATAGACACAGGACTACAATCTTATTCACAGGGTAATGGTGTGTTTGCTCCAGCTATGACAAATTACGAGTTGGATATGAATTTTTGGACACAAGGACTTAGTTGCTATTCTTCTGGACAACCTTCTAATAGTTTGACTAGCTCGGCTATCGCAGCGAGCACCAATTCAACCAGTGGAAATGGTGCATCTTGGAATCCATATGATATAAATAAAATAGCTGGCTTTGCCAACACATTAGCTAATCAATTAAATGAAATATTTGCTTGGGAAGTTGATTATCACTTGACTGATCCAGATGAAAATGGCACAGATTTCATTCTACATGAATATCAGCTATTTAATATAGTGGATGTTAAAAAATTGAAAGTGTTAGTGCCAGATAATAAATTTCCAGATAACACAGTGAAAATGAATGCTTTCAGTTTAGAATTATTTGACACATTTGAAATACATATATTAAAAGATGAATTCAAAAGAAAATTTGGAATAGATCGTCGCCCAGCTGAAAATGATGTTTTGTTTTTCTGTGTTATAAATCGTTTGTTCTATGTAAAACATGCTCAAATTTATAGAGATATAATGAATGCTGGTTTTTATTATAAAGTTATTCTCGAAAAATACGAACAAAAAGCCAATATACGAAATCTTTCAGAAGAGTCGAAACAAATGCTTGATATACTTACGAATAACACCACAATGCAAGAATTATTCGGAGAAGAAGTTAAAAATGAAGAAGAAAAGATCGCTAATATCGAACAATTTAAACCTTTCACATTTGATCCAATGCGTTATGTGATAAGCAATGATGTCATTAGAGTACAACAAGATATATTGAACTATGATATAAATTTTTCAAAAACTCATTATGATTTCAAAGACACTGTTGGAAAAACAGCAATTTTTTACAAAAAGACAGATAATACGCTTGGTCTTTCAGACAATAGAACTTTCATATTTTGGATAAATTTTAATAACGCGTGGGATTCTAATGTTAGACCAACAAGAAACTCTTGGAAACATTACAACATAGATTCTACTTTAAATTATTGGTTTTTGAACAATTTTGACACAGATACGAATAAGGGATACAGGGTGTGGTATCATAATAAGAATTTAAACATCCAAATAAATGATAAATTTTATAGTATATCGAACTTGAATTTATTGACAAACATTTGGTACGGAGTAGTAATTATTATGGATCAAAGACAAAAAACTATGGATCTAAAAGTATATCAAAGAGATAATGACTATGATATAGTTATGATGCATACTACAACTCAACATATTGTCAGAGTTGATTGGCTTGACACGGCCAGTTATACTCAATACATATCGGCTGGATATAAACCAGTGGATAACGAAGAAAAAAAATCATCTACTACGATTTTCAAGACAGTTAAAGAAAATTATTATGAAAATATTGAAAATCAATCATTTGAGCACGAGGTAGATTTAACAATTACTGGCTCGAATATAAAGATGACAAACATAAGAATAATGATTGATTCGGTGCCTGTTGATGAAATAAATAACTTATTGAATCAATGGATAATAAGAGATTCACAGAGAGTCCTATTGGCCGACAATGCTGACAAAAATATTTATACAGATAATTTTGTAAATAAAAATTGGATATAATAATGAAACATATAAAATTATATGAACAATTTGACTTTGAAGACTTTTCTGATGAAGAACTTTTTGGAAAAGAGACGTTTAAACTCATTTTCAGTGGTCGTAGATTTTATATAGTAGAAAAAATTGAAAATAATATAGTTTTTTTATATAAAGGTTATAAATGGATATCTGATGAAAATTTAAAAAAATATTGTTTATTTTGTTTAGAAGAATTGGGAGAAAATGATGAAATAGCAATTTTTATCGGACATAATAATACGAATTACCAGAAATATTGGGATATTTATACAAAAGATACATTACCAAAAGAAATAAAATATGAATTGAATTGAAACATATAAAACTATACGAACAATTTCATTTTGAAAACATTTTAAATAGAGATGGTTTTCAATTTATATCGCATTCAACTAAAGAAGATTGGGGTGAATCTATTTTAATAATGGAAAAAGAGGGAAAAGCTTTTGGTCGAATCTATTGGTATAATGATGATGATACTACAGTTTATCTTGATTGGCTCAGTGTAGATAAAGATGCCAGAAAAGGAGGATTAGGGACAATATTACAAAAAATAAGAGAAGATATTGGTAAAGAATTGGGCGCCAAGTTCGCCTGTTTGTGGGTAAAAAAGGATAGTTGGATGCATGATTGGTATGAAAGAAGAGGATACAAAGATTATATGAATTATAAAGAAGATAAAAATTATATATGGATGCAAAAAACAATTGAATAGATGAAGCACATAAAAATATATGAGCAATATGATTTTGAGGATCTATCGGATGAGGAGCTTTTTGGAAAAGTTTCCTTTAAATTGATCAAGTTAAAAAATGATATATATTTTATATTAGAAAAAATTGAAAATGGATATCTTTTTTTATATAATGGATATGAATGGAAAAAAGAAGAATTATATGAAGAGCCCAGCGTTAATATTGAAGATTTGAGTGATGATGATATAATAACAACTCATGAAGAAATTAATGGAAATGGATTTTGGATGCGCTGGAATAAATACACGTTGCCAGAAGAAATAAAAGATAAGTTGAAATGAAACATATAAAATTATATGAACAATTTGATTTTGAGGATCTATCGGATGAAGAACTTTTCGGAATAGATAGTAATAAAGGACCTTATGATGATATTTTGATATACGGCGATAGTGGGCCTAGTTTTAAATGTGGGGATAGAGTTAAAGTAATTAATAATGATGAATTTTATTATGAAGGAAAAAAAGGTGACATTGGTACAGTGATCACATATAGTGATGGATCTTATTTAGTTTGCTTAGATGATTTTACTGCTGGACATAAAGGAGATCGTGATACAGATTATGAGGACACGGGTGGTGGTTTGTTCCAGAAGATCTTGAAAAATATGAAAAAAAAATGAAACACATAAAAATATACGAACAATTTAATCTTGATGACTTTTCAGATGAAGAGCTTTTCGGAAATGATGACAATTATTTTCCAAAAGAAAATATAGAGAAATATTATTATGATTATAAAGAATTATTCAATCACACAAAATATGATGAAGAATACGGATATACAAATTATGAATTATGGACTGAAGTTGGGCAATTGACTCTCAAATATAATCTCACAAGAGACGATGTCAAATGGATACTTGATAATAAAAACACGAGATTTGATAGTGATAAATTTCTAGAAGATACATATCTTCATTGGGACGATTAATTTTAATTAAAAAAAGTTAAAACAGGACTAAAACATTTTAATATATAATAATAAGTTTTTTGGTTATTGGTAGTTTCGAGTTTAAAGACTTTGGAAATGTTTTTAAAAAAAGCATTAAAGAAATTATCAAAACATAAATAAAAAATAAAAAGAAAAAGTGAGAAAAGTACCACTCAATAAATTACGCTTTCATTTATTTCCTCAATTTTTATTTGTTTTGACTCGAATATTTCCAATATATCAGAAATCGATATAATTTGGAATTTGTTTATTTTTTGGCGCGCGAAAAGTAAGCATTTCACAAATAAAAAATAAAAATTATATTATGGCACACTATCGAATGAGTGAAAGATTTCCATCTGCTGTTATTACAAGCGGTGGAAACGAAAAGAAAATCTACAATGGTGGTTTTATCTATTTAAATGATGGAGAAAACTTCGAGATCCGATTTTTCAATCCGACCCAGTTTAAACTTGGAGTTGAGATAATTTTTAACGGATATAAAAAAGGAGATGGTTATTTGGTTCTAAATCCTGGACAAGATGTCACGCTGGATCGTTTCTTGGACGAGCAACGTAAAATGGTGTTTGAGACATATACCATCGATGGAAATAATCAAGCTGCGGTTGAGGCGGCAGCCAATAACGGATTAATACAATTTAATTTCTATAGAGAATCATATTTTAGATATGGCTCAAATACTGGATATGGTACTAGTGGATATAGTGGTAATAGCGGCACTCGCGGTTTTGCTGGAACCGGTGGCGGTTTTGCTGGAACCGGTGGATTACCAAGATTTAAATCTAGCAATACAAATAGTCGTACATATTCTGATAACAACATTACATATTTTGATGCTGACTTTGAACAGGGCACTACGTCTTATACATCAAGTTTCACAACAACAATTGATTATGCTCCAGATACTATGTATAGAACATCAACATCCAATAGCAATCCAGTAGAAACTGGAAGAGTTGAAGCAGGTGATGTATCCAATCAAACATTGGAAAATGTGTCTGTTCAATTTGAGACATCCCCAATGCATAGAATTAGTTATAAGTTGTTACCATACTCAGCTAAACCAATGGAGGTCACTGAAATAAGACAATATTGCCCGAACTGCGGATACAGAATTCGTAATAATAGTTGGAAATATTGTCCAAAATGCTCACAAAAAATTGAGTAAAAAATAATTTATAAAAACATGAAAAAGAATATAGATATAATTTGTATAATAGATAAATCTGGTTCTATGAGCCCCATAAAGAATGACGCCATAGGGGGATTTAATAGTTTTCTTGAAGATCAGAAAAAAGCTGAATATCAAGCTTTTATGACAATTGTTTTATTTGATACTCGATTTAAAAAAATATCTGATGAGATTGCTGTACAAAAAATAGAGCCTTTAAATGGAACCACTTATAGTCCTGGTGGCAATACCGCTCTATATGATGCTATCGGACAAGAGATCGATAACTATTTAGATTATTTAGCATCTTTACCAAAAGAAGAAAGAAGCGAAAAAGCTCTTTTTGTGATATTAACAGATGGGGAAGAAAATTCCTCCAAAATCTATCATAAAGAATTGATAAAGAATATGATAGAAGATGTGAGAGAAAATATCGGAATAGAATTTATTTATTTGGGTGCAAATCAAGACTCGTTTTTGGCAGCGACAAATATAGGAATATCCGGTAATAATTCTTTCAATTATGCTGCAACTGGGGATGGAATAAAACTAGCCTACTCTAAGATATCCGAGGCAACAGCATATTATTCAACAACAGAAGCCAAAGAAGATTTGTTTCAACAAGAAAAGAAATAATTTTTAAATTATTTTTGTTAAAAAAACCAGATTTAAAAAATCTGGTTTTTTTATTTAAATATATAACTATAATAAAAAAATGTATTCAACATGATAATAAAGTTTGAAAATTATTTGAATGAAAACATATTTATAAAAAATAAATATAAGAAACTTTATGATAAACTTTATGATTATATAGAGAACGGTCGTATAAGAATGATACCGAATATTTATTCAAATTTATATAGATTCAAAATTGAAAAAAATGCTGTATCAGTCGAGGATGATCCATTTGGTGAAGAAGGGGGGAGAAAAATCACTGTTGAAGTGTCAATAAAAAAACAAGTTGACATGGATATATTAAGATTGTATGAATATATTTTAGCAATAGATGGGAATGAAGTTGATATGCCAAGTTATTATGTCAAAAAATTATATGATTTATTGGATGATAGAGAAGAAGAAAATAGAGAAGAAGAAGAAAGGAAAAAGGAAGAACTGGAAATAAAACGTCAAAAAGAACGAGAAGATAAAATTAGAAATATAGAAGAAATATTGTAAAATTATGTTAATCAAATTTGAAGATTATTTAGGTGAAAGTATATTCAATAAAAAATATCAAAAATTATTTGATAATTTATATAATTATATTAAAAAAAACATACAACTTATAGATGTTGAAACGACAAAAGATTATCCATACAACACTTATGCTTTCAACATTGTGAGATCTATTAAACCTGATTCAGATGATCCATTTGGAGAAGATTCTGAATCCAAAAAAATTAGAATAAGATTATCAAGAGGTTACGCTTCATTTACATTGGTGATCAATAAAGATATAATTGATATGCCATCCAATGATATTAGAAAATTATACAATTTGATAGATAATAGAGCTTCAATAATAAGAAAAAATATAGAAAAAGGAAAAGAAAGGGAAAAAGAGGAAAGAATTAAAAATCTTGATAGTTTTTTTGAAAAAAAAATGTCGAAAAAAGATTATTTAGACGAGTCTCTGTTCAAATCCAATAAATTATATAGCGAATTGTATAAAAATTTATATAACTATATTCTCAAAAACTATTCTAAATTGAATGTCATAAAAGATAGAAATAATGAATACGAAATCAATCTAATAAAAACAGATCTTATGGATGAAGATGAATTCGGTGAAGATTCATCAACGACAATTTTGAAAATAAAAATCGAAAAAAATCGTGATTTTTCTTCATGGTTTAAAGATTATTGGTATGCATTATATATCAATGGAGATAGAATAGATATGGAATATCGATATCTCATTAAATTGTATAATTTAATAGATAAAATAGAAAAGTCAAAAGAAAAAGAAGAGTTCAAACATTCTGAAAAAGAAAAAGATGAAAAGTTGACGAGTGTTATTGATATTTTAAAAAATAAATAAAAAATATGAAAATTAAAAAATTTGATGAGCAATTTTTATGGGATGCTGGTAATATGAAAGCTCTAAAATCATATATAGATAAAGATGATAATAAATTATATCAAATAAAAGTAAATGAGCCTTTTGAAATAAAAACAAAGGATTCAGAAACTTATTACAAATTAAAGTTCATATTGAACTCATATAAAATATCTTTCGAAGATTCTATAACGAATCTATAATTCAAAAAACACAAAAAATGATGGAGAATAAAAAATTCACAGATGATGAATTTGAAAAACTTTTAGATAAAAGAAATAAAACTCTTCATATGATAATGGAATCATATAATGAAAGAACAAAAGATTACGATTTATCTTTTTATAATCTTGATATAATTGAAAATGAAATATATAACCATTTAAAAACAAAGGATGATGAGTTTATAAATAAAATAATAGAAAAAAATGATTGGATAAAAAGAAAGAGGATAGAAGAATTATAGTTTCAACTTTTTAGCTACATCCATAACACCTTTGACATCTCCTTCACAATATTTCATGATAGATTCTTTGTCTTTTCTGTTCCAATAATAATCATAAATCTTTTTTCCATCCAGTGTAGACTTGGGATTTTCTATGCCGAGAGCATAAGTAACTTCTTCGAGCGAGGCACCGAGATTTGAACCATTTTTCCATATATCATAAATATCTGTGACAAGTATTTCCCAAGGCTTTAATCCATTGAAATTCAATGATAAAGGTATGTCTATATTATATTTATACATCTTTCTTACAATCCAAGGTATATCGAAACTTTTTATTCTAAATCCGCATATTCTTTTATTTGTTTTGCTAACTCTATCAAAGACTCCCTTTATCTTTTGAATCAATTTTTCTTCATCATCATCAATAACACTTCTTATTTGTATAACTCCTTCTGTATCATACACACCAAAAGACATACAAATTATTTTTCCAAACTCTGGCAAAAGCGGAGCATTTTCTATATAGAAATTTTCAATGTTGGCAGACGGATCCGTCAATCTTTTCGTAAAAATATTTCTACCTTCGGCATTCATATCCATAAAATTAGGATATTCTGATGTCGTTTCAATATCAAAATAAAAAAGGTCTTTATACATTTTTATACTACTTGGCATATTAATTAATATCACAAATATAGTAAATTGTTTTTAATTAAAAAAGTTGATTTGAAAAAAATAATATATAAGAAAAAAAACGTGTTCTATGTTCAAAAAGAAAAAAAATCTGTTAATAGTTGAAGATGACTTTGATACAGTAAAAATGTTAAAGAAAATGTTAAAAAAGTTTAATTTAAACATCTATGTGAGCGATACTGGAGAAAACGCTCTTGATGTTATGAAAAATAAAAAAATAGATATTGTTTTAATGGACTATAAACTGCCTTATAAAAATGGTATATTATTGACAAAAGAAATAAGAAAAATAAATGGGGATATTCCAATAATTTTGGAAACTGGTGAATCAAAACTTTTTGGCAATATGGATACTGTAAAAGGATTTCAGTTCGATGATATAATTGAAAAGCCATTGACAATGGATAAAGTGACGGATGTAGTAAAAGAATATATTTAAAATGAAACACTTGAAATTATATGAGCAGCTTGATTTTGAGGATCTATCGGACGAAGAACTTTTTGGTGATGAGAAAGATTTATTTCTAGGTAAAAATGGAAATACACTATATGTTTTATATGATCCAGAATGCAAATCTGGAAGATTTAATAGATATTTGATGTATCGTGACCGATCAGATTATTATCCTTCGTATCCAAGAACTATTTTTACTCTGAATGTTTTGCCAGAAGAAAATTCTAAGATTGGATATTCATCTTATCAAGGTGGTATTCATTACACAACATGGAAAAATTTGGATCCAGAAATAAAGAAAAGAATAAAATTATGAAACATATAAAATTATACGAGCAATATGATTTTGAAGATCTGTCAGACGAGGAGTTATTCGGTAAACAAGAAAAAGATTTATTTTTAGGTGAAAATGGGGGGGGGGGGGGCAATTTTATTTTTTGTTTCTTTTTGTTATTTACTTTGTTGTTTTTTAATTATATATTTGGAATGGGTTTGGAAAAAAAATATACCCA